CATACTCTAACTTTTCCATATTACGTTCCTACCTTTTTTAAATATTCCCAATATTCAGTTCCTTCCGGATCAGCATCTTGTTTAATTTCTTTATACCACAGCCAGACACCATCGCCATTCTCAGCCAACCAGCCTTGCATACTATCATACTGCATAACCTTAACAGCAACTTTCTTATCTGTTCCTGTATTCTTTAAAACTATTTGATGACCCCTACGATATACCATACCTGAGGCTCCTCTCACTTGAATGTTCATAAAAAGGCTTAGTGTTGTGTTTCTTCTTCTCTCGTTCTAGCCAACTCACCCTTCCAATTACGACTACGATACTTCTTCTGATTGTATTTGGAAGCTAACTCATCAGATAACTCTTGGAGTTTTTTCAGACAAACATCATTTGCCCACCGCTGAAGTTCTGCATTATCGAACTCCAATTTATGAACACGGCCTTCTGCCTGTTCTAGTTTATAGGATAGATGTGCAATCCTACGCTTCGCCTCATCAATATAAGACTCTTTTGGTGCAGCTGTATCTGTCATTAGAAACACTCCTGTACTTTGTTTAATGTTATCATTCTATACTTTTTTGCGGATACTTGCATAAACGGTTCATACTTGCCTATTAATTTACTTACCTTTGGCCAAATAAATTTCTCAGTTATATCTTTATCAAATACTTCTCTATACTGCAAAACCTTTTCAAGAATAACTAAAGTTTCTAAATTTATTTTCTTACCTAGATATGCCTTAATAAGTTTAGGATGATTCCCGTCTGTACATTTAAATAGTATATCAAAATTATCAGAAGATGTCAATAGTTTTTCAAGATCATTTTCATAAAAATATTGTAGGCTCTGAACTATCTTTTTGTGTGCCATCCAATTCTTCTGGTCAAAGTCTCCAATCCATTCTTTACCACGAATAAAATTGGCTAAATAAAAATCTAGTATTTGAGGATCAGATAGTTTTCTTGATAAACGTACAAACTTAAATTTGTCTTTTCGTTTTTCAAAAGATTCTAAAGTAGCACTAACCTTACCTTTATATTTGTGAAAATCATACTCACTGCTGAAATGCAACTTCAGAGCTAAATAATTTTGATAGCATTCATAGTCTGTCATCAAACTCAAAACAACGAACTCGTTTTGGGTAGATAGTTTAATTCTTCTGCATTGTATTGGATCTTTTCTCTCATACTTTTATCAATCCATTTGATGATAGTATGAGCCTCAAGATCGTTTTGTTCACAGTAATGCATCACTGCTTCAAAATGTGTTAATCGTTTCTCGCGGACTAGGTCCTCTATGATTATAGAGAACCTTTTGGGTGTTATTTTTGTTGGTGTTTTTGTAGGTGTCATACTGTTCTCATAATATAAAAGTGACATCGCCTATCCCGCCTTCGGCGATATCGGTGTGTGGCTCTCGGAGGGCAGGGACCACGTTCTTTCAATATACATAGTTAGAAATGAGCCCGTTTGGTTATAAGGTGGTGCTCATGCCCCATCAGATATCACGCTGCTAGCGCATAGTCCTGAAAGTAAACGTCATCGTTGGCGTTTATGTTTTGTGTCAGAACCCTCTTGCAAAATTTCAACTCGCCCCGTCGAAGCCATGTCACCCCCGTATTCGTTCGTAAGCAATTGCTTATTCCGTTCGGGTGGTAATGGACCCAACATACCTAGTCGGGCCCATTGATTCTCGGTATAATACCAATCATCAGATTTGGTGGAGGTGGTGGGAATCGAACCCACGTCCGAAACGCCTACTCTTTTACCGTCATCAGTTTCTTTCACGGTCTATTTATTCAGAAGAAGAACTGCCGAGACTAATATTTAAAGAAATACCAGCAACAACCGTGCCTCGATTCCAATCCGAATCATAAGGAATAGTCAAGTTAGGTGTTAGGGTAAAACCATCGGACAACTTCCAACTATAACCAACCCCAGCTTCTGAACCTGAAAATTCTGTTTCATCGACATCAAAATCTACTGAGTAATAACTATCCAAACCGAGGATACCATAACCCACTTTCACTGTCGAATCAAAATCTGTATCATTGACATTCCAATCAAGTGATGGTGTAATTGTAGCACCCCACTGACCAAAAGATGTTTCTAAGCCAATAACATTATCATTATCAGCCTGGTGATCTAAACCAACAGTAGCATCAAGTGCACCAAGTAATGTCGTAGAATAAGAAATACCAATATCAACTGTATCACTAGTGGAAATTCCTAGGCCATTATGACTTGCAGAAAATTCATTTCCTGATTGGTCAAATGATACCGATGTATCACCTGTACCCACAGTAAGATCGTGCGACCAATCCGTTGTAAANGCCATAGCACTTAATGGTGCCATGCATAGTAATGCTATTAAAGTTTTTTTCATTGATTTCTCCTTTGTTGTTAAAAAACTACATCTGTGTGTTTTTAATCACACTATTAATTAATATTTATCTAAACGACAGGCCTGGGGCATCATATACAAAATGAAATTCTTACAGCTGTTGTAAATTANCATCAAGATCCTCATAAAATTGATCCATCATAGTCTCAAGTTTATCTTCAAAATCTTTTGTTTTCTTTTCAAATATTTGTACCTGACCATCTTCAGCTACCATCATAATAACAATATCATCAATACCTATACCAGTATGTTCTTCATACATTGAAGCATAAGCAGTACACTGTATAAAGTAATCGTCAATCCATTCTTCCTTCTTAGGTGTAGTAGTAGTTTTAAAATCTACCACTGCCAAGGTTTCATTATAGACACCAATAAAGTCACAACGGCCGGCAACTTTATATTTTGATGAATACATACTTTGTTCTAGAAGTAATGGTTTTCTCTGAATTTTCTCATCAAAATAAGGTTTCATTTCCTTAAACATACAATAGGCAAGAAAGTTCTTTTGTTTATGATCTTCTTCCAANTTGGTACTGAATTCNGGATCGGACAATATAAACATATCTTCACATATGTTATGAAAGGCAGTACCACGGCGAGCAGCTTTACCCGACACAATGCGAGCTTGTTCTTCACCAATACGTTTACGCCATTCTTGTAGACCTTTCTGTTTACCTTTCTGTTTGCCTAAAACGGTGGTAATAGATGGATACTTATTACCATCAGGCGCCTCATAGAAGCGCATACCATTATGGGTATGTACCACCAGTTCTGGGAACTCAAAATTTTCTGTATTCATAATATAATTATACTCTAGTTAGAGATTAAAGTCAAGCACTATCTGGCATTTTCCCTATATTAGTTTTAGCAATTAAATAGGATCTTACTAATCCACTACGAATGATATCACCGATACCAAACTCTACCACCTCAAACTCATCCATTGTGTCCAAAATAACTTGGAAATTAAGATAGCCAGTCTGCTCACCATTATTTCTCCTAAGGTCTGATTGTGCCATATCTCCGGCGAACATAATCTTACTGTTCTGTCCTACACGGGTCATAATGGTGTCTAACTCTTGGAATAATAAATTGGATGCTTCATCTACTATGATAATGGACCTATCAAATGTTTGACCTCGCAGAAAAGAAGTTGAATAAAATTCTAAACTACCTTGTCCTACTAGTTTATCATAAAGCTGTGTAAATTCCTGTTCGTTTGGCATCTCAAAAAGATACCTAACTAAAATTCTATAAGGGTCTTGATATAGATTAGCCTTCTCATCTAGTGTGCCTGGTAGAAAACCAATATCTCTAGATGGTAATAGTGATCTTACTATAACCACCTTATCATATGGTGTGCCTTTATCTAATACTTCCTTGAAGGCCAAGTGAAGTAATATAAATGTTTTACCTGTACCAGCAGACCCAGTTAAAAATAAATTCTTATCGGCCGTGTAAGCTTCAAACGCCTTCTGTTGGGCTGGGCCTACAGGTTCTATTGGAACAAGATTTTGGGATGTAATATACAATTTTTTATGCCTACTCAAAGAATAGTCCTCCGTTTAACATTAATGAACTATTTATTTTAGAAGTATCTTAGACATCTATAGTACTTCCACGATTTTTCTTTTTAATCTCTCTTAATACATCTTTCCAACCATCAGATGTACCATGGCCACCACCCTGGCCACTGGTGTCTCTACCACTAATAATGGCATTAGGGTTCGGTGTAAATATCATAAGCCATCCCTCTTGTTTCAACACGAGCATATCTGCCACTGAGCAACTTATATCTTCTGCTTCGCCAGTTTCTGGCGATATCATTCTATATTCCATCTAAATTTTCCTATTTATGATCTGTATTCTTTGATTGCCTTATTGGCCAATGCATCTGCTTTCTCGTTGCCGGGGTGCCCAGCATGGGCTTTTACCCATTCCCATTTTACACAATGCTTTGATATAGCCTTATCTAATCTTATCCACAATTCTTTATTCTTGACAGGTTTCTTATAGCCTATCCAATTTTGAAGCTTCCAGTTTTTCATCCACA